CTTCAACACCTCATAAAACGTCCCTCGCCCAAGCCCGTCTGACGGCAATTCCCGCTCCTGCGCTAGCGCTCTCAGCTTTCGAAGTATCCTATCCGAAGCCGGTTTATCAGACGTCCCATAACGCCCGTCAGTCTCCTCAACCAGAAGCTGAACCAGTAGCCAGCAGAGCCTGGCAGTATTCTCCCGCGCTTTGTCGCGTTTATGCATCCCACGCTGGGAAGGTTGTGCTGAAGTAGTGAGATCTGGTAGCGCGTCGTCACCGAGCGTCTTCAGCCACTTGCGGCCACGGCTGTTGCGTGACAGTTTCATCACCGCCTTCAGGCTGCGGGCCTTAATTTCTGGCGGCGTCAGTTCGTCATCAATAAGCCGCCAGGCCAGCGCGAACATCTCATCGGCATAGAACATGCGTTTATTAGCCGGGGCGCTGACCATGCCTGTAGCTTTGATGGTGCGGCTGATGGCGTCGTGCAGGATACGGTAATTTTCCTGATGTTCTTCCGGCAGGGCGTTTGCCGGTTGGGAAGCATCGAGGCCGAGAAGCAGAAGGGCGAGATGCCGCGCTTCCAGCAGCGGCATATCGCATTCCCGTTCAAACAGATTCTGACGAATGGGGCTGGTCACATTATTCTCCTTCCACGATCCGCAGCGGTTCTTCTTCACCGAGCAGCGCCTGCCGTCTGGCAGCATCAACGTAGTTTCCCCACCACTGCATTAGCGGTCGCCTTTGTTCCAGATAGTCGCTGCGGTTGTAGGCCGCTTCGATCTCGTCTTCTTTCTGGTGTGCCAGCGCAGACTCCAGTACTTCACGGGGAAAATGGCCTGCTCCCGCCGTTCTGGCGATGCTGCGCATACCGTGGGCAACCAGTTCGCCGCCGAACCCCATGCGGATAAGCGCGGCGTTTGCGGTCTGCTGGTGCATATGCTCCAGTGGTTTGCGGATGCTGGGGAACACCCATGGGCGATGGCGGCTGACCGGCTCCATTATCTGAAGAACGCGCAGCGCCTGTTTGCTGAGCGGCACCGTGTGCGAACGGTTCATCTTCATAAAGGTGTCGGGGATGCGCCATTCCGCTTTTTTCATATCGATGTCGCACCAGCGGGCGCTAACGGCTTCGCCGGGGCGAACCCAGGTCAGTAGCTCCCATTCGATAAGGCAGCGTGTTTCCTTGCGGATAGAGGCGTTCTGTAGCGTCAGCATTAACCTGCCCAGCTCGCTGGGGTGGAGGGCTGGCATGTTCTGCTTTTTCGGTTTCTTAAAGCGGGCGACCAGGTTGTCAGCCGGATTGAACTCGATGAGCTCTTCGGAGATGGCAAAGCGGAAGATTTCATTGAGCCGTGAGATGACCCGCCGCAGCGTTTCGAGGATGCCTTGTTCTTCCAGTGGTGTGAGGTGCTCCTTGAGCATCTTCGGGCGGATCTCAGTGACGGGCGTACTGCCCAGAGAAGGGAAGACGTGCATCTCCAGCGAACGCCAGACATCTTTGGCGTGATCTTCGCTAAGGTCGCTGGTCCGTTTCTTCTCTTTGAGCCACTGTCCGGCCACCTTTTCCAGCGTGCATTCAGTCTGGATACGTTTTTCTTCAGCTATTCCTGCTAAGTGTTGGCGAGGATCTATGCCCTGATAGAGTAGTCGTCTGTACTGCGTGCGAGTTTCGCGGGCCATAGCCAGTGTAACGACCGGGTAAGGGCCAAGGCTGGTTTTGGTGCGCTTTTTGGTGATGGGGTGATAGTACTCGAAATGCCAGACCTTCCTCCCTGAAGTCTTAACCAGCAAGTACAGGCCTTCACCGTCCCGTAGCTCATAATCTGTGCTACGGGGCTTCGCGCCAGCGATCTCCACATTTGTTAAGGGTTTCAGTTGCTTAGGCATGTTTTAGCACCACGCTTTTTTAGCCCCACGATACCGTGGTGCTAAACATGGTGCCAAAAGCTCAAGATTCATACAGAGATCATGACCACACATGCAACAAAAAAGCCTGTAACTCGTTGAAGTTACAGGCTTTTTTAAGGTTCATGATGCATCATGAATGAATGTTTGGTGGAGCTGGCGGGAGTTGAACCCGCGTCCGAAATTCCTACATACCATTTTCACTATAGCAAAAACATTAACTTGCGTTTAAAATCAGCAAGTTAGTATTATCTTTTTTTTGTCCGTTTTACTCATTTTTAATGCTCTGTCGCCAATCTGTCGCCATTGTAGGTCAACGAAGGTTGAGCCTTCCCTTTGTTTGTTACAATTTCATCAAAGATAGCTGGATTATTATTTTTCAGTAATCTTGCTAGTATAATGATTTGCCCAGACGAGCCATCATCCTTGAATGAAAGGAAATTATCGGTAATATCAAGAATATCAATGGTAAATTTGAAGTAGGTTTCAATTGTATCGCCAAGTTCAATGCTGGACATGAAGTTGGTAATCATTTCATATCCATCAAAGTATAAAGTTGCATGTTCATTTAACTCCATTGGAGTTAGGCAAAGCATTCGATTAAGTTCGGATAAGTGTTTTTCTATTGAATGAAGAGATTGCATTTGACGGATTAAAACTTCGTCAAACTGAGAGCCACGATTAGATGAATGTATCTTCTCTAGGTTTTTTAGTATATCAACCCAGTGATTATTTACTTCACGTATGTATTCTTTATCTGTATTTTTAGGCCGTCCCTTCTCTGGTGAGCTATTTATGAAAATATATCTATATAGATGTATTGGGTAGTTAATTTTATAACTTATCTCTTTAGTACCATAATGACGTTCGCGTTTAATGGTTTTGTTAGGTAAATTGGTGAAATAATCAGTAACGAACTTTAGATGGCTATAGTAGCTATCAGATAGATTCTTTTGCTTGGTTTCCTCAATTTGTCGGTTTGTTTGAACTGTGCGGTGTATGTTTGCTACGACAGCAACAAATGGTATGGACAAAGAAAGTAAGGCGATAGGAAGCTTGCTAATTGCAATGAAATTATTAAAGCCCTCACTATCAAATTGAGGGGAGTGTCCAAGCCAGGAAAATATACCAAAGTATATCGCTGAAAATACAGGAATCCTAAGTGATTGTTTAAATAAGTATTGACTTGTTAATGGCCTTTCATCCATGTTAAAGCCTTTTTTTGATACGCATAGATATAATTCAAGGCATATATATATAAAATATATTATGATAAGTAAGTACGATATCCATGGGTATTGTTGGATATAGTTATTAACAAGCACTTTCTAATTTTCTCCATCCAAGGTTAGCAAGAGGATTTTTGGTTACAGCATCTTCCAGATGGTCGGGAGCGAAGTGGGCGTAAATCATTGTCATTTTTATATCGACATGGCCCAGAATATCGCGCAGCACCAGTATGTTTCCGCCATTCATCATAAAGTGACTTGCAAATGTATGTCGTAATACGTGTGTGCATTGCCCTTCTGGTAGCTCGATACCAGCTCGTTTTACCGCACGTTCAAAAGCTTTCCTACAAGGTGTAAATAATTTCCCCCTATTCTTAGGCAGTTCTTCATATAAATCCTTTGAAATAGGCACTGTTCGGTTTTTCTTTCCTTTAGTCTTGGTATAAGTGATACGGTATTTTGATACCTGATGACTCTGTAGGTTTTCGGCTTCGCTCCAGCGTGCGCCGGTGGCCAAGCATATTTTTGCAATCATCAGCAGACTGGGGCTTTGAGAATCAGCACAGGCATCCAGCAGACGTTTAATTTCTTCCGGGGTCAGGAACGCCAATTCACCCTCAGCAATTTTAAATGTTGGCAGCCCAGCAAGCGGGTTGGGGGCTGACCAGTGGCCCAGCTTTTTCAGTGTACCAAAAACAGATGATAGGTTGCGCTGTTCAAGATTTACCGTGCGGGGCTTAACGGGCGACATAAGCGTGCCATCTTCATTTCGTACTTCACCTTTTAACCGTGCTTCGCGGTATTTCGTAAACTCACCAGCTGTCAGTTCTGAGGCGATGGGATCGCCTAGACCATTACAGATAATTCTAAGTTTCGCCATGAGGCGCTTGGGGTCTGCGAGTGTTTGACCATACAGGGAATACCACAGCTCAATTAATTCTGATAGATGTCGCCGATCTTCCTTTTCCCCTAGCCATGGTTTTTTGTTCACTTCTTCCATTGTGAAGCTTTCAAACGCAATGGCTTCGCCTTTGGTAGCAAATTGCTTACGCACGCGCTTACCATTGCGTCCATTGGGATAGCACTCACACAACCATTTTCCGTTCGGCTGTTTTCTGATGGTCATAAGTTAGAGGTTCTTGATTACTTTGACTGCACGTCCTACGACTTCCACATCATCTACAGAACATTCAAATGAAGTGTCATCTTGGTTAACTACTATTTTGTTTCCGGGTATGCGCGCAATTTTGACGATGCTTTTAACTCCGTCCATATCGACTAACCAGAAGCCATTACTGACTTGTTTAACAGACGTATCCACTACAAAGCTATCATTAGCTGTTTTAACAAATAAAGCGTTGGATGAGTCACCATCGAGCAGGCTGCTATCAAGAAGAATTTCATCACTTGGCTGCAGTTCGCCGTTCTTCAGTTCAACACGTTTGATGCTAGGAGCAACGATCTTAGAAAGTGTTCTTACAGTGACGGGAGGTTCACTTTTGAGATTTGTTTCTTCGTTCTCACACGCATACATATCTCCTTGACCAGTAGCCAGCCATAGAAGGGAAGCTCCTGTTTCAAGGGCACATTGGATTACCCATTCGGCAGGGAAGCTATCCCTTAAGTATCTGTTAGCCATAGTGCTTTTTGATACTTCCAGATGTTCGCAGAGCTGCTGTCGTGAGCTGAAGTTGTAAGCCTTAATAAGCCTATTAATCGCATCGCGCCCACCACTATCATTCCCCGCCTTGATTAAACTCATAATCAAACCTCTTGACGTATATAAAAAGTGATCCTAATATCCATCCATGGTTTGAAAAGCAAAACCAAACCACATAAAACAAGATAAAACGAAACCAAACTAAGAGATACTGCACTATGAGTACTGATATTTCAATTCGTGTACCTAAAGAGATGGCAACGCCTGCTGAGTTCGCGGAATGGGAAGGTATCTCCCGCGGCTCCGTGTATCAAAAAATTCACCATGGTCAGCTTGCTAAATACATGGTCAAGAAAGAAAAAAACAAAGGCCGCGTAAGCCTGCGTTATTTAATGTACAAAACCGATCAGGTCCGTGAATCCCTCGGTCATTCCAACTTCCGCGTCATTGTTGGTAAGTAAGTTCAATTATGAGAACTTTCTAAGGGGCTAGCATGTTTGATTATAAGATTTCCAAACACCCGCATTTTGATGAAGCCTGTAGAGCTTTTGCACTTCGTCACAATATGGCGAAGCTGGCAGAACGTGCAGGAATGAATGTCCAGACTTTGCGAAACAAACTCAACCCAGATCAACCGCATCAGCTAAATGCGCCAGAAATCTGGCTGCTTACCGATCTGACTGAAGATTCAACGCTGATAGATGGTTTTCTGGCACAGATTCACTGCCTGCCATGTGTACCGATTAATGAGGTAGCAAAAGAGAAACTGCCGCATTACGTCATGAGTGCAACCGCAGAGATCGGGCGTGTTGCTGCAGGTGCGGTATCTGGCGATGTAAAAACCAGTGCAGGTCGTCGTGATGCTATCAGCAGCATTAACTCTGTAACACGACTGATGGCGCTGGCTGCTGTTTCATTGCAGGCCCGTTTACAGGCTAACCCTGCGATGGCGAGTGCAGTTGATACCATGACTGGCCTCGGTGCTTCATTCGGTTTGCTGTGAGGTGCTTATGCTGACGAAAGAACCATCATTTGCATCGCTGCTGGTAAAACAAAGCCCGGCAATGCACTACGGTCACGGCTGGATAATGGGTAAGGATGGTAAACGCTGGCATCCGTGCCGTTCACAAGATGAATTGCTGGCAGAACTATCAACGAAAAAACGGGGGAACAAATGGCTATTGAAGGCGCTGCGGCGACTGTTCCATTAAGCCCCGGTGAACGCCTGAATGGACTTAATCACATTGCGGAGTTAAGGGCGAAAATATTTGGCCTGAATATTGAGTCAGAGCTTGAGCGGTTTATTAAAGATATGCGTGATCCACGGGATATCAATAACGAAAAAAATAAACGAGCACTGGCTGCCATATTCTTTATGGCAAAAATTCCAGCTGAACGTCATAGCATCAGCATTAATGAGCTGACCACTGACGAAAAGCGGGAGTTGATTAAAGCAATGAATCATTTTCGTGCAGTGGTGAGCTTATTTCCCAGACGGCTAACCATGCCGAATTAACCAACTAATGAAATTAATGGCGTAAACCCGCCGGGCATCCCTTTATCTAAATTCAGGAGAATTGATTATGCGTAATATTGAAACCCTCACGACTAAAACCGGACCGGATGATGCATGGCTTAATATTTTACTGACAGAGGCTCGTCTGGAAGAACGCCGGGCAAGGGCTGAAGCAATGGCAGCTCGCCTTGATAGCCTGGCGTGTCATATCTCATCCCGCCAGCTAAACCACGTCGAAGCAGCAGAACTGCTGCGTGTGACCGCTGAAGCAATCCAGAACGAAGCGCAGGAGATCCACTAATGGCTGATGCAATGGATCTCGTACAGCAGCGCGTTGAAGAAGAACGCCAGCGCCACATCCGTGCTGCCCGTGCCAAAACACCGGGCGTGTCTCGCGTGCTTTGCATTGAGTGTGAAGCGCCAATTCCGCCAGTACGCCGCCGCGCCATTCCGGGAGTGCAGCTTTGCATTACCTGTCAGGAAATCGCAGAGCTGAAAGGTAAACATCACAACGGAGGTGCTGTATGAGCACCATCCTGAAATGGGCGGGAAATAAAACCGCCATTATGTCCGAACTGAAAAAACACCTTCCTGCTGGCCCGCGACTGGTTGAACCTTTCGCGGGTTCCTGTGCTGTGATGATGGAGACGGATTACCCCAGCTATCTTGTTGCGGATATTAATCCTGATTTAATCAACCTCTATAAAAAGGTTGCTGCTGATTGCGAGGCGTTTATATCTCGTGCCAGAGCTTTATTTGAGGAAGCAAACAGGGAGTTGGCTTATTACAACATAAGGCAGGAGTTTAATTACTCCACTGAAATTACTGATTTCATGAAAGCGGTATATTTCCTGTATCTCAATCGTCACGGTTACCGTGGTTTATGTCGCTATAACAAGAGCGGGCATTTCAACATTCCCTACGGTTATTATAAAAATCCGTATTTCCCTGAAAAAGAACTTCGCACATTTGCAGAAAAAGCCCAGCGAGCAACGTTTGTCTGCGCCAGCTTTGATGAAACGCTGGCGATGTTGAAGGCGGGGGATGTGGTGTATTGCGATCCGCCGTATGACGGTACGTTTTCCGGCTATCACACTGATGGTTTCACTGAAGATGACCAGTATCACCTGGCATCCGTTCTTGAACATCGGTCATCAGAAGGACATCCGGTCATTGTTTCTAACAGTGACACATCCCTGATCCGTTCGCTGTATCGCAATTTTACTCACCACTACATCAAGGCAAAACGCAGCATCGGCGTAGCAGCTGGTGAGAGTAAATCTGCAACAGAAATCATCGCTGTTTCCGGGCCGCGCTGCTGGGTGGGATTTGATCCTTCGCGTGGCGTGGATAGTTCTGCCGTGTACGGAGTGCGTGCATGAGCCATGCTGATATGAACAACTGTAGCGGCTTTAACGAGGCCGCCGCAGCATTCTCATGGAACAGCCCGAAAAAGGCTATTAACCCTTATCTGGACCCGGCGGAAGTTGCGCCGGTTTCTGCGCTTTCAAACCTGATCACTCTGTACGCTGCCGATAACGAGCAGGAACAACTGCGCCGCGAGGCACTGAGTGATCAGGTCTGGGAGCGTTATTTCTTTAATGCATCCCGTGATCCTGTCCAACGCGAAATGGAGCAGGATAAGCTCATTAGCCGGGCAAAGCTGGCGCATGAGCAGCAGCGTTTTAATCCGGACATGGTCATACTGGCGGACGTTAACGCCCAGCCTTCCCATATCAGCAAGCCGCTGATGCAACGTATTGAATACTTCAGCAGCCTGGGCAGGCCAAAGGCTTATTCCCGCTATTTGCGTGAGACGATTAAGCCATGTCTGGAACGACTGGAGCATGTACGCGACAGTCAGCTATCCACTTCTTTTCGCTTTATGGCAAGCCATGAAGGGCTGGACGGCCTGCTGATCTTGCCTGAAATGAGTCAGGATCAGGTGAAACGCCTGTCTACTCTTGTCGCTGCGCATATGAGTATGTGTCTTGATGCCGCTTGTGGTGATTTGTACGCCACCGATGATGTTAAGCCAGAAGAAATCCGCAAGACATGGGAAAAGGTGGCAGCAGAAACCCTGCGACTGGATGTCATACCGCCTGCGTTTGAGCAACTCCGCCGGAAAAGAAACCGCCGTAAACCCGTGCCCTATGAACTCATTCCGGGTTCGCTGGCGCGTATGTTGTGCGCCGATTGGTGGTACCGTAAATTATGGAAGATGCGTTGCGAATGGCGGGAAGAGCAGTTGCGTGCTGTTTGCCTGGTCAGCAAAAAAGCATCTCCCTATGTCAGCTATGAAGCCGTGATGCATAAACGTGAGCAGCGCCGTAAGTCGCTGGAGTTTTTCCGTTCTCATGAACTGGTGAACGAAGACGGCGACACGCTGGACATGGAGGATGTGGTAAACGCCAGCAGCAGCAACCCTGCGCATCGCCGCAATGAGATGATGGCCTGTGTTAAAGGTCTGGAGCTTATCGCGGAAATGCGCGGTGACTGCGCCGTTTTCTACACCATCACCTGTCCGTCACGTTTCCATTCCACGCTAAATAACGGCAGGCCCAACCCGACCTGGACAAATACGACGGTAAGACAAAGCAGTGATTATCTGGTCGGCATGTTTGCTGCATTTCGTAAGGCGATGCACAAAGCCGGATTGCGCTGGTATGGCGTGCGGGTGGCTGAGCCGCATCATGACGGTACAGTTCACTGGCACCTGTTGTGTTTTATGCGCAAAAAAGATCGCCGCACCATTACTGCTTTGTTGCGTAAGTTTGCCATTCGTGAAGACCGCGAGGAGCTGGGTAATAACACGGGACCACGCTTTAAGTCTGAGCTGATAAACCCGCGCAAAGGTACGCCAACAAGCTACATCGCGAAATACATCAGTAAGAACATTGACGGGCGTGGTCTGGCTGGCGAGATCAGCAAGGAAACGGGTAAATCCCTGCGTGATAACGCTGAATACGTTAATGCCTGGGCGTCTCTGCATCGTGTTCAGCAATTCCGCTTCTTTGGCATTCCGGGGCGTCAGGCTTACCGTGAACTGCGATTGCTGGCTGGTCAGGCGGCAAGGCAACAGGGGGACAAAAAAGCAGGTGCGCCGGTACTGGATAACCCGCGCCTTGATGCAATCCTGGCTGCTGCTGATGCTGGTTGTTTTGCCACCTACATCATGAAGCAGGGCGGCGTACTGGTTCCCCGCAAATATCACCTCATCAGAACTGCTTATGAAATCAACGAAGAACCGACCGCATATGGCGATCACGGTATTCGTATTTATGGCATCTGGTCACCCATTGCAGAGGGCAAGATCTGCACTCATGCGGTGAAGTGGAAAATGGTTCGTAAGGCCGTTGACGTTCAGGAGGCGGCAGCCGACCAGGGCGCTTGCGCCCCTTGGACTCGTGGCAATAACTGTCCCCTTGCTGAAAATTTGAACCAACAAGGGAAAGACAAATCAGCTGATGGGGATACCAGGACGGACATTACCCGCATGGATGACAAGGAGTTGCACGATTACCTGCACAGTATGAGCAAAAAAGAGCGCCGGGAACTGGCTGCAAGGTTACGCCTGGTGAAACCGAAACGGCGTAAAGACTACAAACAGCGAATTACAGACCATCAGCGACAGCAGCTCGTCTATGAACTGAAGTCCAGAGGATTTGATGGCAGCGAGAAAGAGGTCGATTTACTCCTTCGCGGCGGAAGTATTCCGTCAGGAGCAGGCCTGCGTATCTTCTATCGGAACCAGCGTTTGCAGGAAGATGATAAGTGGCGAAACCTGTATTAATTACGCGGGTTAACAATTCGTGCTCTTAATAATACCAGGCATATCAGGCTGATGAACGTAAAAAAACGTTTTACATCAGTAAGATTATTATATACTGTAAATATTAACAGTGGATATACATACAGTGTTGCTTATGGTGTCATAGGAGGAAAGATGCAGGACTATTTTTTGGAGTCTTTGAAGCTCCAGCGCATTGATTTTTTTCTTAAGCTTGTAGCGGCTAGTGAGTGTAGTGATGAAGAGAAGGGGCTGGCTTTGCAGTGGGTTTCTGAACTGACAGATGAACTCATGGCAAAAATCAGAACCCACGAATACAACCGCTCAATGGATGTCATCAGCTGAGGTGACTTTTATGCGCATTGAAATAATGATCGATAAAGAGCAGAAGATTAGCCAGTCTACCCTGGACGCCCTTGAATCCGAGCTTTACCGCAATCTGCGCCCCCTGTATCCCAAAACGGTAATCCGTATCCGTAAAGGTAGCTCTAACGGTGTGGAACTGACCGGACTGCAACTGGACGAAGAAAGAAAACAAGTGATGAAAATTATGCAGAAGGTGTGGGAAGACGACAGCTGGCTGCATTGATTTTGTCAATAGACGCTTGTTTTTTCTAATCAAAAAGGGTTACATATGAGTGAGAGGCGATGATCAATCAGATATCGCCTTGTTTTTTGTCAAGAAAAGAATAATAGGCTAAAAATGAAAATTAATAATGTAGCGTTACCAATATCTCTTGCTGTAATCCTAACTGGTTGCGTACCACATGCTTCTAACCGAAATATCACTGCTATTGAAGTGGTGAAGCCTGCTATTGGGCAAAGTGCTACCGCCTACATGGGCGATCCCATTATCACATCTGCTACTGGATTTAAAACGGACGTATTAGAACTTGGTGCGGCTAATGGTGCATTGTCTTCTATCGCTGCTGGTACATATTGCAGTGAGGGGAATGGAATTTATCGCAATTATCATAACCCTCAAGCTGTTGCGTTAAAAAATCTCTATGGGCAAATCGGTAACTATGTTGATTATGTTAGTTACGATGCTGCAAAAAATGAGATATCACCGCCAAATGGCACTTCTTATACTGCATCAGAAATTTCTATCAAACGTGTTCCTGATGGGCTGTGTCGAGTGAGTAACTCATTGGTTAAGACTATCGAATACAATGGAAATGCAGGCGGTGTAATGAAGTTCACCTATCGTGAATTTGCAAACGATATGGCACGTGCAGCATTTACAACAGATTTTTCTGTAGATTCTAAAGGAAGTGATGTTATCGCTTACAAAGGTGCCAAGTTCAAAGTGAACAAGGCTGATAACTCGTCTATTTCTTATACAATTATTTCTGGCTTTGACAAGGCTGTCACGTTCTAGGTTTCACGCTTACTGAGTATGTTACGATTTTGCACATTCTGCATAAACGCGCATGTCTATGCTGCATGAGATCGCATGATCGTTTGAGGATCTTTTGTGTTAAGGCCCGCCAGTTCTAGCGGGCTTTTGCGTAGATCATGCAGGTGCATGAAAACCACTACATAAAGTGGGCAGGCGTGGCGGGGATACGAGCGCGCGCAACTCGAGATAGTGTGATACTTATCTGAGAAATCTTAACAAGGTTCAATACAATACCCTTTCAAAAAAAGGGGAGTGTGATGTTTGTAAAAAATAACTTTAATACAAATAATTTCGATGCGGAATTAGTTGAAGCGATTGGTAATAGGCTGGAAAACAACCAATTTTCGGATGCAATACTTGCAGGAACCAAATATCTAACAACTTTGCTGCGTGAAAAAGGGCAATGTGAAGGGGATGGGGCTCAGCTTGTTGGTACTGTTTTGGGTGGACAATCACCTAGAATCCAAATTAATAGTCTTCAATCTGTATCAGAGCAGGACGAACAGCGCGGATTTGAAGCACTATTAAGAGGCTACTATCAGTGTATAAGAAATCCAAGGACACATGACAATTTCCCTGATACAGAAGATTCCTGCATGAGAATATTGATCATGTTGGATACTTTTATTAAGTATTTAAAAAGAGATGTTGCTGAGTTCGATTACACAGCAATTCTTGAAAGAATTTATGAGGTTCACTTTGTAAATAATTCTGATTATGCAGAAGCTTTAATATCACAAATTCCAGAAAAAAAACTACTAGATTTTTTCCAAAGTTTAATTTCTCGCTTTAATGAAAGGCCAACCAAGGAAATTGATTCTATATTCAAAGCAATAAACCAACGCTTTTCAGGAGAGGAAGAAAAAGCCGCAATGCGGTTGCTAGGTGATGAGTTACGCAAGGCTAGCAATAATGTTGAGTTTGCTAATGTATTTAGAATAATTAAGCCGAGCGCATGGAGAAATCTTCCTGATGATGTTTTAATTAGAATGGAAAATATAATCATCGAAGAGTGCAAAAAAGGATATTTGGATTTCTATTCTGATGCGACCAAAGGAGCTATAGGAACATGGGGTAATACATTTGGTAGCAAATTTAAAAGAAGAGGTGATCTTGGTGATGCTTTAATTGGATTGTTATATGATAGTTGGTATACGCAAAATTATGTTGCGAAATATTACGTTTTTTCAATCCCTTCTATCATTACTGATGATGTGAAAGTTAAGGAGTTAGCTGATGCTTTAGCTTATGCCACCATTGTAAATGGTGCTAAGCTTTTACGAACAAAATTGATTGATGCATGTAAAAATTATCCTGATAAGTTGAAAGAGCATCTTAGGGATGCTGTTCAGCAACGGATGGATAGTGATAAAAAATATGCGGAAGAATTATTAGGTCAAATAAGCTGATTATTATTTGCACCTAATCTCACTTTCGATGTTAGGTGCATTTCTATATGCCTAATTTAATTCATATGAGGTAAATTTAACCAGTTCTTCATTAAGTCCAATCCATGAGTTAATTTCAGATATTCTGTGTTGTAGCGGAATTAACTCATTCCTGACAAAAACCTTACTAGCCTTTTCAACATCCCCAAACCCGCCAACATTACTAGGCATAATCCCCATCATCTGCGGCGGTACACGGTGCGCTGCCATCATGTCATCCCGGCTCACGTTCTTGATGTTCAGAAACTCATCTTTTGCCGCCACCTCTGACAGCGGGATGATCTGAATCCCGTCTTTCTTTCCGTTGGGTGAGTACATAAACAAGTTGCGGAAGTTGCCCGGCCCTTTGGCGCTTTTCATTGCCTGCCGGATGTTGTTCACATCCTCCTGGTTCTGTGCTGCGTCGGTCATATACATGATGAAGCCTGCATGGCTGCCGTTAATGTAATACTTCCGGCGGAACAGCGTGGCGGACTCGTTGAGCAGGGCTGACGGAATGGCAGAAAGATAACCTGGCAGGCCGTAGATCTCCTGGTTGATGTCCGGTTCCATCAGATGAAAAATGCTGCCTTTCGTGAACTGATACGGCTGGGTTGTCATACCGTATTGCACAAACCAGTAGGTATCCAGGTCTAACCCGCGTCGGGTGTATTTTGCCAGAGCAGGCTCAAGGGCGATAACATCACCGAAGCGGTTAGTGCGTTTCTCCAGGTAGGCGTTACCAAAAACCAGATAGTCCTGCACAAAACGTGAAAAAGCCTGCTGGCTGAGCAGCGGGTGAGGGATATAGGTGCTGGTCAGAATATTGCACTTTACTGCAATCGGTGAGCTGTGATGCACGGCGGCGCGGAAGGTTCGCGCCAGTCCGTCAAAACTCACTGGCGGCTCATACCAGTGATCTGTCTGTACGCATTCCACATAGTCCAGTAGTTCGCGGCGATCCAGTACTGGAATGGGATCGCCGAAGCTGAATGCTTCGGCTGAAGTCTGGCTTTTATGCTGGGTCTGGTTCTGCGACGCAGCGCGGTTCTTCTTACTCTTTCCCATCAAAAAATCTCCACAATATTACTGGTATTGGCGGACTCGCCCTGCAGTGGTTCGTTAAACAGTGCGTGCATTGTTGCCCACGCCAGATCGGCGTGGCTGGTTTCTTCGCTGCGGCTGGCTTCATACGTCGGGCGGTTGCCACTGGCGGTGGTGGCGCGACGGATTGCCATGAATGACTGCGCAATGTCGGTGTGCCCGGCGTCAAACTCCAGACGGCGGTGGCTGATAATGTCGTAGGCCTTGAGTACCAGAGCGTTTTTAACGTTGGGGTTGTAGACAAACTCCCGGACGGCAGGAAAAAACGCTTTCACGTTCTCGTAAACCCCGTGACCGACGCCGGTTGAGTCGATACCGATGTATGTCACGTTGTACTGTTCAGTCAGTTTTTTGATGGCGTCAGCCTGGGCGCGGAAGTCCATCCCGCGCCACTGGTGACGCTCAAGAATGCGAAACTTACCGCCCGGCACGGCTGGCGGTGCCACCACCACGCACCCGGCGCTGTCGCCGTTTTGCGTACCTTTTGCCGGGTCATAACCGATCCACACTTCGCGCCAGCCAAACGGGCGCAGGGCCAGTGCATGAAAGTCGGTCCAGACTTCCCAGCTGTCCACCATGCACGCCTGCAGCTCGCTGAGCGGAAACACGGACGCGAGATCGTCCACAAACTCGCACATCAGCAGGTTCTGGTATTCGTCCGGGCTGTACTCCATGCGCAACTGGTCGAGATCGAACAGGTTACATCCGCCGCGCACAGCATCTTCCACGGTGACTATCTGGCGGTATTGCCCGTCTGCGCACAGCAGGCCGGGGGCCAGATTGCTGTGGGACAGGTCGATGTCCACCTTATCGGCTTTGTTGCGCCCACGGTTGAACAGCGCACCGGACCAGAACGGATAAGCACTGTGTGTCAGGCTGGATGGTGTGGAAAAATAGGTTTGTCGCCATTTTTTGTGAATAGCCATACCGGAAGCCACTTTGCGCAGCTCCTGGAATTTCGGTATCCAGAAATATTCATCCAGATACAGGTTGCCGTGGTAACTCTGGGCCGTGCGGGCATTGGTGCCGAGGAAGTAAAGCGTAGCCCCGTTGGGAAGCACCATCGGATCGCCTTTCAGCTCCACTTCCACTTCTTTGGCGAAGTCGATGATGTACTGTTTAAAGACGTGGGCCTGTGCCTTACTGGCGGAAAGGAAAATCTGGTTACGTCCGGTAAGCAGGGCGTCAATCAGGGCTTCACGGGCAAAGTAAAAGGTCGCGCCGATCTGGCGTGACTTCAGCAGGTTGCGGATGCGGTTGGTTTTTCCGGCTTCCCACCAGTGGCGCTGGTAGTTGAACATGGAGGAATGGAAGATTTCTTCCAGCTTCGCAATCTGTTCATCGGTGAAAACGTTCTTTTCCGGCTGACGACGCGGGCCTTTGTTGCGGTTGGCGACGTTAGGGTTTAAGTCGGCTTCGTTGCCGCCATTGTTAAACTTGCCGATCCGCGCGTGGCGCTCCGACTGGCGCGCCAGCAGGTCAATCTCTTTGAAATCTTTCCCTTCTTTGTGCTCCTTCATGATGAGCTGGCAGTAGCGTGCGGCGGTGGTGAGCTGCATCTGATCCAGCGGCCCATAGTCACCCCACTTGTCGCGTTTCTTCCAGCTGTGAACGGTTGCAACTTTCTCGCCCAGCATTTCAGCAATGCGGGCTACGCGATATCCCTGAAAGTACAGCAGCATGGCCTGCCGACGGGGATCGAGATCTGCGGATGTCAGTGTGGTGTTCATGGCACAAACCTACAGCCTTGAATGAAGGCTTTCTCCGCCTGCGGTTTGTGTGGTTGTCGGTACAAATACCGCGCATTGTTTCACTGCCCTCATCACCGCAACCATAAGGCTCCAGTAAGTTTTTTCTAACGGAGCACGGCTCATGACAGTGAAAGCAAAGCGTTTTCGCATCGGGGTGGAAGGTGCCACCACCGACGGACGCGAAATCCAGCGTGAATGGCTGGAACAGATGGCAGCCAGCTACAACCCGGCAGTGTATACCGCGCTGATTAATCTTGAGCACATCAAGTCTTATCTGCCGGACAGCACCTTTAACCGCTACGGCAAGGTAACGGCGCTGTTTGCTGAAGAAATCACGGAAGGTCCGCTGGCAGGCAAGATGGCGCTGTATGCCGACGTTGAGCCAACGGAGTCCCTGGTGGAGCTGGTGAAAAAAGGCCAGAAATTATTCACTTCTATGGAAGTCAGCCCGAAGTTCGCTGATACGGGCAAAGCCTACCTGGTTGGCCTAGCTGCCACTGATGATCCAGCCAGTCTGGGTACGGAAATGCTGACATTCAGCGCCAGTGCAGCCCATAACCCGCTGGCAAACCGCAAGCAGAATCCCGCCAATCTCTTTACCGCCGCAGAGGAAACGGTGATCGAACTGGAAGAAATCCAGGAGGACAAGCCGTCCCTGTTTGCCCGCGTCACGGCGCTGTTCACCAAAAAAGAGCAGTCCGACGATGCCCGGTTCTCTGATGTGCATAAGGCCGTGGAGCTGGTCGCCACTGAGCAGCAAAACCTGAGCGCACGCACCGAAAAATCCCTGTCTGAGCAGGAAGAACGCCTGTCTGAGCTGGAGACAGCCCTGCAGGCACAACAGGCCGCCTTTAACGAACTGGTGGACAAGCTGAGCCATGAGGACTGCCGCCAGGACTACCGCCAGCGTGCAACAGGCGGTAACGCCCCCGCTGACACTCTGACCAATTGCTGATGGAGCATAAAACCCGATGAAGAAGAATACCCGCTTTGCTTTTAACGCTTACCTGCAGCAGCTGGCGCGTCTGAACGGTGTGGCAGTTGAAGAACTGTCCAGCAAGTTCACCGTGGAGCCGTCTGTACAGCAGACGCTGGAAGACCAGATCCAGCAGTCCGCCGCTTTCCTGACGCTGATTAACGTCACGCCAGTGACTGAGCAGTCCGGTCAGCTGCTGGGGCTGGGTGTTGGCAGCACCATTGCCGGAACCACTGACACCACCGCGAAAGAGCGTGAACCTGTCGATCCGACGCTGATGGTCGATGTGGAATACAAATGCGAACAGACCAACTTTGACACGGTGCTGACCTACGCGAAGCTGGACCTGTGGGCGAAGTTTCAGGATTTCCAGGTGCGTATCCGTAACGCCATCGTGAAACGTCAGGCACTGGACCGCATCATGATCGGCTTTAACGGCGTGAAGCGTGCGAAAACCTCCAACCGTAGCGAAAACCCGCTGCTGCAGGATGTGAACAAAGGCTGGCTGCAGAAAATCCGTGAGGATGCACCGGATCACGTCATGGGCAGCACCACCACGGGCAGTGAAACCACACCGGGTGCGGTGAAAGTCGGTAAAGGTGGCGAATATGCCAACCTGGACGCCGTGGTGATGGATGCCGTTAATGAGCTTATCGACGTGGTCTACCAGGACGATGACGATCTGGTGGTGATTTGCGGTCGTGAAC